CTTGCATCGCAAGCGATACTTGAAGGCCAGCACCCTGCAATTTTCGGGACAGCAAACACAGACTTGATCTATGATTTCCTCCGGGCCTCTACGCATATTGTGACTGTTGCGAATTCTTGGAATTCAGGAAGCCAAACAATTCTCGCGGATATAGACGCCGGATGTGCGCTCATAGAAGAAGACGCATACATGGCCCCGGATTTTCTCGGGATTGGCGAGGATGCTATGGGCGATTTTATCGCAGACACGGACGTACAGGCAAGCGCAGATAACAGGCGTTTTGAGCTTATCGAGGTTTCTACTAATAACCCCGTTCCAGCGAAATACGACCGGTTCGTTAGAAATGGCTGGATACCCAGAGGAAGGCTAAGAACTCCGGGTGGACGGACTCTGTGGATGTTTAATTATAATGCAAATTACCTTCCTATCGGATCGAGTACTATTACTCGTTATCTGCCAAAGGACCAGGCAATTATCGCGGCAACAGACGCCAGGTGTGACCGCTACTTCGGGCCTCCTGACAGACTTCCTGAGACAAGTTCAGAAAGGGAAATGTATCAAGAGCTTTTTGGTTTTGCCATGGAGCAGCCAGTGCCTCTTTCTGACATAAAAGGCGTTAACGCAGGTGTTATACGGTCGGAAATGTTCAGCTATTACGCAGAAAAGCCGAACAAGAAAATTGTTAATCTCATAACACAGTCTGCGCCTATTTTCCCGACCACTCAAACCGACGCGTTTGTTACGCTTAAAGGTCTGCATACATAAGGAGGTATAGAAAATGGCTTATTGGATAGGTAGAGGAGTTCTTAAAAAGACAAAAGGCGGCGTTATAATACGCGGCGAAGAAATAAAAAAAGGTGACATTGGCGAAAAACAATATGAATCTCTTAAAAAGAAGGGACTTATAGAAGACAATGCACCTGCGAAGACCGAGGAAGATCTTGACGAACGCCTCGCAAAAAACAAAGCAAAAGCCGAGGCTGAAAAATGATTGTTCCCGACGGCGTAAAAGTATATGGCCCTGGTCGAATCAGGGCCAAAGCCGGGCAGGAATTACCGCAGGCATTGAAGACACAAAAAGTTGAAGCGGCTATTAAAAAAGCCGGCGAAAAGTCTTCTGCGCCTGTTGAGGTAGTTGAGAAAAAAGAGAAAGCCTCTATATTCGACAAGAAAAAAGAGGAAAAAGAATAGACATGGAAGATCTTCGGGCAACTCAGGAAAGAGACTTAATAGACTGTATAGACGGAGAATTCGGCGACGACATAACTCTTGTTGGTCCAGACGGCACTATTTATGATACATCTGCCATAGACGCAACGAAAGCACTTCGCGGAAAAATTCGCTATCGTCCCATCCGGGTCGATCCTGAGACCGGGGAAACAATTATTGTCCCGGGGCCCGTTGTCTCTATAAGGATAAGAAGCCTCCAAATTGTCCCGGCAGACGGGGAAAACTGGCTCGTGAAAATGCCAGTCTCCCCTGAAGCCGGAGCAGCATTAACGGATTTTTTGCTTACAGAAGATCGTGCAATTGAGCGTCACGATGATATGGGATTTATAAAATTATACTTGCAAAAACCGGAACAAACACCATGATGAAATTTCGAGAAATAAAGCAGGCGTTAGTTGACACAATAGGAGATGCGGCAAACGGCAGATTTGTTGTTATCGGCTATCAGCGGCAAACGAAATCGTCCGAGAGCGTTAACCAGAACCGCCTTGTTCAAGTATATTATTTTCGCGGAGAGCTTCCGAAATCAGGCGGGCGGCTTACAGGCCCGAAAAATCACGAAATGACTTTCAATATCGACATGACGGTTTCAGCATCCGCAGAAGCGGACCTTGCTACATTGAACGATGCAGGAAGCACGGCAGCGCAAAGACAGACAGCACTTGCAAACATAAAAACCGCAGCAGAAAAAGCGGACGACGAACTAGACGAACTTATAGATATAATTTTTCAAATACTTTATGATGGTCGGAACCTTGATCTCGGTCTTACACGCGGGGCGTTCGGGTCGCGGTGGGTTCCAGAAATACAAAAAAATACAACGATAGAAGAAGGGCAGTTTGTTCTTAAAACTGCCATGCTGCAATATACATGTAAAACAGACGAAGAAGTTACCGGGGCTGTGCCTACACAACCAGCAACGGTCACATTCGATACAACTGTGGATATTGACGGCGACGACGTAGAAAAAACCGGCGTCACCGTGGAAACTACTATATAGGAGGTCATTAACAATGACGATAACACCTACAAGCTTGGCCGCCGGTAATTTTGTCAGTTCTAAAAACGTGCAGTTTGCCGTCAGTGCCGAGGTTCTTGACAGAAAGATTGTTATAATTGGCACAAAAGACACCAGTAAAACAGGACTCACTTCCGACGAACTCATGAGGGTTCTTTCCGCCTCTGAGGTCGGGGATGTTGCCGGTTTTGGCTCCATGCTCCACCGTCTCGCTGTCCAGGCGTTTGCTGGTAGCCAGGGCGTAGAGACCTGGATTATCCCGCAGGATGAAGACGGCGCGGCAGTCCAGGCTGATGGAGAAATAGACTGGACTGGTTCCACTGGCGTAAAAGCCGGGACTCTTGCGGTGTATATTGCAGGAATTCGGGTTGCCGTGGGCATAACAGACGGTATGACGGTAGAGGAAATATCCGATGCAGTAGTTGCTGCCGTGAATGCAGATGTAGAATTGCCTGTTTCTGCCGCGAAGACAGCGGTCACATTCGAGACAGTGCTTACTGCAAAATCAGGCGGGACGTGGGGGAATGACATTGATATTTCTCTGAATCTTCTCGACGGAGACGAGACGCCTACAGGCATAACAGCGGTAATAACAGATATGTCAGGCGGCACTACCGTAGCAGATATTACCGGCGCACTTGACGCAATGGGAACAACCGGGACAGACAGCCAAAACGAAAAGTTTTTCACTGAGCTTATTCATGGCTATGGCCAAGACACTACCACACTGGATGCAATTTCCAGTTACAACGGTGCCGGAAATGATTTCGTAGGAAACTACAGAAAAGAAATTGCTCGGCCTTTCCGGTCGCTTGTCGGGGACGTTGTAGCTGGCTCCTCTGGCTTTACAGGCGTTACAGCTCTCGGAGACGGGCGGAAATTGGACAGGTCCAGCGGTGTTATAGCTGCTCCGGGCAGTCAGAACCATCCGGCAGAGATCGCAGCATGGACTCTCGGCTACATGGCTCGGATAAATTCAAACCGGGCTGAAGAAACATACATTAATGCGGTTACTCCGTTTTTTGCAGGAGATGCCGCCGATAGATGGACAGACGAATACAACAACCGGGACAACGCAGTTAAGGCCGGAGTTTCTACCACTCTTATAAAAAGCGGGAACCTGACTCTTCAAAACATTGTCACTTTTTACCATCCTGATAGTGTTCCGCAAAGTTCAAACGGCTACAGGGCACAGCGAAATATTTCTATCGTGCAAAATCTGCTATACAATTATGGTCTTAATTTTGAGCGTGAAAAATGGCAGGGCGTGAGCATTGTAGAAGACAAAACCGCTGTAACTAACATAACAGACCGAGAAAAGGCGAGAGACACAGACGATGTTCTTGACGACCTTGTCGAGCTTGCTATCCAGTTCGCGGGCAATGCCTGGCTTTACAACTCTTCTTACACTATTGATGAGTTGAAACTCGGCGATAAAGTGACTCTCAGGTCAGGTCTGACAGGGTGGGACATAACATTCCCGGTCATACTGTCAGGCGAAGGCGGAATATTTAACAGCACAATCGAGTTTGACACCTCGATTGCGATATTACTATAAGGAGGTCCGGCAATGAGCAAAACAGTTGGATCAATTAGAAAATTAGTTATTGGCGGAACAACCTTCGACGTGATGGCCGACAGTAACGCAACGATAAACTTGTCTCCTTACGAGACAGAAGGCATGCCAACCAGCGGGGAAACTCTTATTAAGATGAGTTTACGGACTCCGTCTGTGGAGGCCCTGGCAATCGGCGCGGGTCCGTCTGAAGCAGAGGCACTTGCGAATATTGCCAGCAGTCAGCAAGACAGTTCTATTACGCTTGAGCTTGCGGACGGTTCTGTTCTCAGGGGAACCGGGAGAATCAATTTTGAAAATTACGAAACTGAAGAGGGACGGGCGAATATAATATTGATCCCGAAAAGATCAAGAAATGCTTGGACCTTATTCAACCCCTAAAATTCGAGGTGTAAAAGATGGAAAAAATAATAATCTCTGAAAAAAACGCACGGCAGCAACTTGAAAGTATGCTCGACTACTATGAAATCGATATTGACGATATTGAGGAAAAAGAAGTCAAGCGGGCTATCAAGTCAGGGTACAAGCGCATTGTCAAGGCAATTATGCGCGGACGTCTTGAAATAAAAATAGAAGACGGGACCATAAAGGTCATACAACACACGAGAAGCGGAAGAGAAACAATAACCTACAACGAGATAGACGGGAAGGCAAAAACAGCAATGGCCGCAAAAGACGAAAAAGACTGGTACGGAAAAAGTTACGCGCTCATGGGGGCTCTTTCCGAGCTTGGAGAGTCTGCTATATCATCTATGAAAGGCGTAGATGTTTCTCTTGCGGAAGTCTTGGGGATGATTTTTTTACAAGTGTAGAACAGGTACATCAGTTCATGGGGAACCTGTTCTATCGTGGAGTATCCCCAGCAGAAATAAAAAAAATGAAATACAAAGAGATGAAATACTGGAACAAGTGGCATGAGATAATGTCGAACGAAGAGGCAAAGGCAACATGTGCAAAGTGCAACAGGACTTACGACGTTCGCAAAGGATGCGGGTGTAGCTGATGCCTGATTTCGCAGTCAATACCATGTTTCGCGGTAAAGATAAAAATATCAATGCTGCATGGAGACGAATGACGAAAAACGCCAGGATGTTTGGAAAGGCATCCTCAAGCGCGTTTGACAGGGCAAGCAGGTCAGGGACAAAATTTCAAAGCATAACAAAGGGAATACTGAAAGCGTCGGTTGTGCAACGAGGAATAGGGTTGCTTGGTCGAGGAATCGGA